TCTTTACTGGACTCCCTGTTCCAGAAATTGCTAAAGGTGCGTTTGGGTTAGAACGTCATGAACAACAAGGACTCTTCGAGCTCTCAAGGCTCTGTATCCACCCCGATACTCAGCAGGGAGAGTATAATATCACTTCTTGGTTCGTTTCAAAGGCGATTAAGAGACTTAGAAAAGACACAGAAGTCAAAGCAATCATCTCATACGCTGATAGCGACTATCATAACGGCACAATTTATCGGGCTTGCAATTTTAGGTATTGCGGTCTATCAGAACCAAAGAAAGATTTCTACTTTGCAGACGGAACAAAGCATTCCCGAGGTTCTGTTAAAGGGTGTGTTGGAGAATGGAAAGATCGCTCCCGTAAACACAGGTATGTGATGGTGTTTGATAAGAATCTCGACCTATTGTGGTGAGGTATTTCTAGTATTCTCTGTTGAAGCAAGTCTTCTATTGATGTATTGAGAAGACTTTTCATACTGCATAATTCTTCTCATATCATTCAGATAGAGTTGAAGATACTCTGGTTTCAAGATATAAATCAGTCTCTTATCATCATTTAATCTTGTTTCGTATTCGTAGTTTGTAATTCCAGTTACTGGATTTAAATCTAATGCAGTATTATCTGGATTTGGAATTGTAAAGTTTGAGTCAACAATCTTACCTTTGGGAAGAATAAGTCTTCCAGATGCATCTTTTACTTCAGTTGTCTCATAGAAACGAATTGCATTCAAATCATTTCCATACTTATTATCAGCATAACGATAAAGGTCATAATCTGAAAGTGGCCATTGGTCATGCAGATTGATAATACCAGCAGACATCATTACAACCCAATCTAAATCAGTAGACCCATACAAATCCTCTGCGATTGTATCGGGTCTTTCTCCATGTCCGATCTCATACTTATTAAAGAGAGTAAAGACATTTTGTAAGTCATCACGAAGTTTTACTCGTCTGAATAAATTTTTAATACGCACATACTCTGTAGAAGAAGTGCGAGTAGAAAGTGGTGACTGATAGTATAAGTCTGGTAGTTCTCTGAAGTATGACATTAGTAACCAACTCCGATTTTAGCATTCTTCTCATCATAATCTTCGAAGTAAACTGGATTGAGTTCTTTGAATGTCAAATCCATTCTCATGTGTGTTGGTGTGCCATCATGGAATGTTGAATATGTATTAGACCCAGTGTAGACAACATTGACGCTAGTGAGTGCCATTGGTAAGAAAGTATTCAAGAATGGATGTTTTCTTCCTCCTTTCATATAAGTGAGTTGGAAAACATCAGGTGCAGAAATGAATATCTCACCACCTGAAGCATTTTTTCTGGCACTCATTGACATCTTCAAAGATCTAATAATTCTTTTTACTTGGTCTGCTTCTTTTAGATTTCGTGGGAAGAACTCAAATGAAAATGGGAAAGACCTAATATTAACACCTTCAAATAGCAACTCAAGATTTGGATTGAATACCTGACCAGTTGCTCTAGAAACAAGTTGAGACCCACTAACATTTCCGCCAAGAGTACCAACTGCTGTTCCAGAAAGAGCAGTTACTAAGGCATTTTGTAGTTGAGGGTCTGTAGAAAGAAGTTTTAAAGCATCAGAACCTTGTGCAAAAGCTCTAAGAGCACCTTCAAGTCCATTATTAATTACATCTGCAGTTGTAGAAAGACCAAATGCTTCAATAGCATTTAATCCTGAATCCCCCCATGAAACTGATGTATTGTCAGATAGTTGTTGTGGAATTGGTAGATATATTGTTTGCTTTGGTTTTTTTAAAGATGCTCTATTAACTTTAGAACCAGTTTCTAGTGAGAATTTTGTGTTTATTGTTTTTACAGTTTTTGTTTCTTTTTTCCCATCCTTTGTAATTTCATTAAGTGGACCATCTGCTACTGAATCTGATAAATTGAGACCAGGAGGCTGATATGTGGCAATATCAATTCTCAAATAGTCGGTATTGTCTTTCAACATTGCATAAGGATATCTGAGGGTAGTATCATTCTTTTCAGCACCACCCTTTCCCCTAGTGGGAGGATCTTTTTTACCATTAGTTTTCCTATTTGCTGCAGCTCTTGCACGATTTGCAGCAATCATTTCAGTTTTACCTGATGGTGGTATTGCCATTTACCCTTTTTTATCTATTTAGACGGATGTTAGCAAAATTTAAGGCACTAAGATCTCTCACTTCTGCTGGATAAACCTCATAAAGACCACCAGCAACTTCACTCCAAGTATATTGCCTCACTTCACGCCAGTGAAAGTTTTCTCCACGAAATCCCCAAGGAAAGATATCAGTTACAGCAACAAAAGGATTTTGGTCATAACGGATTAGAGGTGTTTTGGCATTATAAACAAAGATGTATAACTTACCAACCTGAGGTACTTTAGGACCTTCTTGCAAGACATTCAACAATTCAACCATAACATCATCAGGATCTTCAATACCAATCAAATCGTCCATTATTCCACGAATTCGATTGCGATTAGTATCAGTATCTGTTGGTCTTTTTGATGCTCTCTGTTCGGCAAGTTTTCTTCTTTGTGATTGAAGAAGAGTTTCTTTTTTTGCCATTACTTAATGCCTAGTTCTTTTTCTGTAAAGACCTTAAATTCAAACCCTCTATCTAAACACCACTCTTTTGCTGCTTCCCACTTTGCCTGATTTCTAGCATACTCATAAACCTCACGCAGATAACCTTTACTTTGACGTTTCGGTTTTTCTGGTGGTAAAGTTTGTCTTTGAGGTTTGATTTCAATAATGTATTTCTTTACCTTACCATTTGCTTCTTGGACTTTAATATAGAAGTCTGGGAAATATCGATGTGGTTTTTTATCTATTGGAGACATATACCACACAAACATTTCTTCACTGCCCCATTCCAAGATACTTGGGGTCATATCACAATATCTCATAAATTTTCTCTCCCAGAGAGAACGGTAAATGATATTCTGAGAATTGCCAATGTATTTTTTTGGATATGAAGGTTGATATTTTCCTTTATATGACATCTAAATACTTAATAATGTAAGACTCGTATAAGGTATTTAGAGTGGTAAGACCCCGTAGAATATCTGATTTCAAACCAACATTAACAAATTTAGCGCAAACATCTCACTACCAGGTGATATTTGCTGGACTGCCACTTCCATTGAGACAGCACCTAAATGTGCGTGGAGTTGGATATCGATTCATCACAGAAACTTCAGGTCTTCTTTGCTATTCTGCGGTATTGCCTGGAAGCAGATTGGCTACTGCTGATATTGTTGGAAACTTTATGGGTGTGTCTGAAAAAATGGCACACACTAGACTATTCACACAGATTCAGTTAGAATTTTATGTTGATAATGAATACAAGACACTAAAATTCTTAGACCACTGGATGGAATTCATTGGTAATGGTTCTGGGCAGAGTCAAGGCAATGCTGGATATTATTACAGAATGGAGTATCCAGACTCTTATAAGTCAAATCAAACAAAGATTATTAAGTTTGATAGAGACTATAAAGAGGAAATAGAATATACTTTTTATGGAATGTTTCCGATTGATTTGTCTTCAACACCTGTTAAGTATGAAAACTCTGATGTATTGAAAGCAACTGCGACCTTTAGTTTTGATAGATACATTGCTGGTAAGTTTGATAGTTACTCACTTCGTAGAGGTGTTGATAATAATAAAGAACCTGGACAACCATTATCTGGATCCTTTAACGATCCTGGAAGTGATTTAAATAGAGCGACTAGAGCTGCGTTGGGCGAAGGTGAGTTTGATCCAAATAGAGTTTTTGATATTAACGGAAGAGATGTTACTCTTCCTGATGTAATTACCTTAAATGATTTTGGTGGAGCATAATAAATAATCATATCTGAAATCTTTGGGTCGTTATGCCTTTACCAAAAATCTCTACACCAACATATGAGTTGGAATTACCTTCGACTGGAAAGAAAGTTAAGTATAGACCCTTTCTAGTCAAAGAAGAAAAAATTCTCATCATTGCAATGGAAAGTGAAGATGAGAAGCAGATTACCAATGCAATTAAAGATGTTATCTCTAGTTGTATCATCACTCGTGGTATTAAGGTAGAGCAACTATCTACATTCGATATTGAATATCTCTTCCTCAATATCAGAGGCAAGTCTGTTGGTGAAGATGTAGAAGTGATGGTAACCTGTCCTGATGATGGAGTTACGCAGATTCCTACTACTATCAGTCTAGATGATATTAAGGTACAAAAAGGAGAGAATCATACTAGAGACATTAAACTTGATGATGAGTTGATTCTTCGTATGAAGTATCCATCTCTTAACGAATTTATTAAGAATAACTTTAGCTCTGAAGAGATTAGTGTTGACAATACTTTTGATTTGATTTCGTCTTGTGTTGAGCAGGTTTATTCTGAAGAGGAATCATGGGCTGCTGCAGACTGCACTAAAAAGGAATTGAGAGAATTTTTGGAGCAGTTGAGTTCTAAACAATTTAAAGAGATTGAAACCTTCTTTGAAACTATGCCTAAACTTTCTCATACAGTTACTGTTAAAAATCCAAAGACTGGTGTTGAAAGTGATATTGTTCTGGAGGGATTGACTGCTTTTTTCGGGTGAGTATGGCTCATGAAGACCTTGAGTCATACTATAAAGTCAATTTTGCCTTGATGCAGCATCATAAATATTCATTGACAGAACTTGAAAATATGATTCCTTGGGAAAGAGAAGTTTATCTTACTCTTCTCCAACAATACATTGAAGAAGAGAATCTAAAACAAAGACAAGCAGAATTAAATGGCTGAGCCAATTAGAGGCAGGATATCACCATATACATTTTTAGGTCGCACTCCGCAGGAAAGAGTGCAACAGGCAGATAATGCTGATACTACTGTTGCACTTAGACAAAATCAACTTGCACTTTCGAATGTAAATAATTCTTTAACAAGAATTGCACAGCAAGTTAGTATACTTTCAGTATCTCTCCAAGGTATTGGCAATCAAATTAGAGAATCTTCTGCTATTGAAAATCTAAAAGAACAGCAGAAAGCAAACCAGGAAAGGATATTAGCAGAAAGGCAGATAAGAGAAGGGAAGGAAAGTCAAGTAGAATCTAAGATACAAGCAGCACTAGTTGCACCAATTCAGAAAGTAGGTGCAAAGGCACAAGGTGCTCTCTTTAATCTTGGACGATTCTTTAATATCTTACTTGGAGGTTTCTTACTTAATCGTGTATTAAAATCTGTATCTGAATTATCGGAGAAGGGTCAACTAAGTCTTAAAAATCTTGGTGATAAGATAGTTAAAGATCTTGCTATTGTTGGTGGTATATTCTTAGGAATAAATGGTGGATTTACCAGTATATTAACCACTCTTCTCAGAGTCACAGGTCTGATTACAAGACTTGCTACTAGAAACATTATTATGAGACCTATCAGGTTGATGTTGGACGTAGTGAAAGGAGTGTTTGTTAATATCAAAGATATCTTAGGCAAGATAACAATTCCGGGTCTAACTGCTGCAGCAGCATCAAAAGCAGGTCAAGCGGCAACAGCAATACCGGGAGCATTACCAGCGACTGCAGGTGCAGCAGCAATGATGCAGCAAGGACAACAAAAACCAGCAGCTACTCCGACAAGGGGAGGAAACACGCCAGGTGTTCCCGCACCAAAACTTGCTGCACCACTTGCAGCAATTATTAACTTCTTTACTGGTGGCAGTATTGGAGAATCATTAACTGCTGGTGGATTAGCACTACTTCCAAGATTACTTGGGTTGACAGGTCCATATGGTCTTGCTGCTAGTATTGGATTACCATTCCTGGCAAATATGGCATATCAGCAGATACAACCAACTGCTGAGCAATTTGTGCCGCAACTTGGAATAACAAAAGACCAGTTATTCCAAAAATTATCCCAAAGTGCTAAAAATAATGTGCCAAAGGTTAATGTTGTTAATGTTGATGGTGGCACAGAAGGTGTTCAACAAAATGTCCCAGCAACTCTTGGTGAGGCAACATATTTACCTCCAATAGCAAGTTCAAATCCAGATAATTTCTACTTAATGTATTCTCAAATACAATATAATGTGGTAGGATAATATGGCAAATTCCACACTAGCATTAGGGTCATCACTAAACTTAAAGAGTATCAATAGGTCTGTTAATTCTCTTGGTGAGAGTGTAAGGAAGGCACAGTCATCTTCTGCAACAATAACAAAATCTCTAAGGGAAAGTAATAGGGATAAAAGAAAGTCATTATCATTGGGGTCAAATCTCTTTAGGAAGAGAAGAGAGGCAACTTTGAGAAGAGAAAGAGAAGATATTCTTGAGGCAGGGAAAGTTACTGGTATTGTCAGAAGAACTGGCAAAGTTGCAATGAATAGTACTAAAGGATTCTTAGGAAGAATTCTTGATTATGTCGGCACGGTTCTTGTTGGGTGGTCAATAGTAAATCTACCAAAAATTATAAAACTTGCTACGGATGTATCTAAGAGAATGCAGAAGTATTTTGGAATACTTCAGGATTTTGTTGGTGGTGTTTCTAACTTCTTTCTTGGACTGCCAGGAAAATTTGGTGAAATATTTAATAGTATAAAGTTCTTTGATTTTGGAAGCACAAAAGAATTATTTGATAAGACTTTAGATAAGTTGCAAGATTCTTTTAAAAGAATTTATAATAGTGCCATTAGATTTTATAATGTTTTAGCTAGTATACGAACTGCTGATGATTTGTTAGATTATCTTGGAATGAGTATTAAAGACTTCAAGATACCTGGACTGGATAAATTAAAAGAAATGCTTGGTGTTGAAACGGAGAAAACAGAAGCAGAAACATCTACAACTACGACAACTAATCAAACTGGAAGTGCAGGGGGAGGCACAAGGTCTAGTAATCCACTATTACAACTGATAAGTGGTGCAGAAGGTGGATATGATTCAATGTATCCAAGTGAAAAATATCCACAAATGCTTAATATGACTATGACTGAGTTGGTAGCATTTCAAAAGTTAAAATTAAGGGATGGTAGAGCATCTGCTGCAGTTGGTGCATATCAATTCTTGTATCCAGAGCAGTATGTTACTCTTGCTGGACTTACTATGAATAGTAAGTTTACTCCAGAAAATCAGGATAAACTAGCATTGGCATTTTTGAAGGCTCGCGGTATCACTGTAGAAGCATTTAAAAGAGATAGAATTGGCACTGCCCTTAAGTTGGCGCAAGGATTTGCTGGAGTTCCAGTTTTAGCACCGACACAGGGTAAATATAGATTTGTTAGAAGAGGGGAAAGTTTTTACTCTGGTGATGGTATAAATGCAGCAACAGTAAGTGCGGAAAGAGTTGAGAAATCTATTGATAAGCTTGTAGGACCTTCACCTTCAAAATCGCAACAAACACCACCATCAGCACAAAAAGTATCATTCAATCCAGCAACTAAACTCAATGCTGCTAGAGCAACTATGCTTGCTTCTAATCCTATGCAAGAAGAAATGCCAACTAACCTTTTAGTTATAAACAGAACGACCAGAGTAACACAACCAGTAGCAAGAGCATCACAACAAGAAAAAGAATATAACTTCCCAACTGCTATGGTAAATAGTACATTAGGACAAAGACAACTTACATATCTAACATAAATGTCAGCAAGAGACTCTGCCGAATATCAAGAGATTATTATAGAATCTAATGATGGGTCTAAATCAGTAGACCTAAGACTGGGTGTTGTTGCGTTCAGATACTATGAGGATTTGTTTTCGCCAACAATCACTGCAAAGATGATTGTAGTCAACACTGGTGGCACAGTTCCTGGCTCTGATGATAAGTATGAGTCAATCTATAGTGGTCTTCCACTCAGAGGTGGAGAAAGAGTATCTATTAAGGTGAAACCAAATGGTGATAATCCTGCACTAGATTTTTCTTTACCAGAAACTTATCTGTATGTTTCAAGTATAAACAATATTATTCGTGAAGGTCAGAGGGAATTGTTTGCTCTCGACCTGGTTTCTAGAGAAGCAATCACTAATGAGACTACAAGAGTTCATAAAAAGTATGAGAGAAATAAGAGAATTAGTGATCATGTTACAGATCTTGCTAAAGAGTTTCTTAAAGTTGATATTGATGACATAGATACGACACAAAATCAATATGGATTCTATGGTAATCTGAAGAGACCTTTTAATCTTTTAGTTTGGTTGGCATCAAAATCTGTGCCAGAGAGTGGTATAGCAGGATTCTTTTTCTATCAAACAAAGAGTGGATTTAAGTTTAAGTCAGTTGATAACTTAATAACCACTGCCCCAAAAGGTACATACACTTACTATGAGGCACCAAAAAGTCCAACAGATAATGATGATTTTAAAATACTTAACTATAGTATTGAAAGAAACAATGACCTTCTTAAAAAATTAAGACTGGGTACATATTCTAGTTTCTTTGCAGAATTCAATCCAGCAACTGGTGTATTCACTCTTCCACAAAATGGAAAGTTTAATCTAAATGATTATACTAACAAAACAAAAAATCTTGGTGCAGACCCAGAGATACCAAAAGTGGTAAATGAATCTGGAATTACTCTTGCTGATATGCCAAGTAGAATTATTGCATCTGTTGCTAGTGTAGGAACCGTTGATTCTGGAGCAACATCAATATATCCAAACGGATCTGGACTTTTATATCAACGTCAGGCACTGATGAGATATAACTTATTGTTTATGCAACAGTTGTCAATGACAATACCTGTTAACACAAACCTTGAAGTTGGTGATGTCATTAAGTGTAACTTCCCAAGAGTTTCTGCAACGAAAGAGTATGACCGTGAGCAAAGTGGTCTATATATGATAAAGGAAATATGCCATAGTTTTGATGGGGAGCAATCCCTTACGTCTATGAAATTGATAAGAGATACCTACGGAGAATTTGGAAACGCCTAAGATATGGAAGATTTTTTAATAAAAAATAATTTTATTGGTAGAGATGGATTTGTCTGGTGGATAGGACACATTGGACCAGAGAAGTCTTGGGAAGAGCAAGTAGATGGAAAAGGGTGGGGATACAGATACAAAGTTCGCATTATGGGGTATCACCCATATAGCACTGCACAATTAAGTGATGATGATCTTCCTTGGGCATATGTTATGTTGCCACCGGGAGTTGCAACTGGCTCAAATAATACTGCAAAAACTGTAAGATTCTCTCAGGGTGATGTTGTAGTTGGTTTCTTCCTTGATGGAGATGATGGGCAAATACCTGTCATCATGGGAGCATTTGGAAATAGTAAGTATAGAGCAACTGAAGGAGAAGCAATACCATTTGGTGTATTCGGGGGATCTGAAAAAGTTGTTGACCCACCAAAATATGCTATCAATCCCTCCAATACCAATGATGCATCTCCAAGCAGTCCAGCAAGGAATACATCATCAACCCACGCCAAAAAAGCAGACCCAGAGAAAGCTGCGACATATACCGAAACTGATGGGTATGTTGTAGACCGTCCCTGTGAAGATGACCCTAAGGACCAGTCTGGGGTAGGAAAGGCAATTAATAAAATTAAAACAATTATAGAGCAGTTTACTGATTGGATTCAGAGACAGAAGGCAAAGTTTGATGAAAAGATAGAATTTTACAGAGATTGGATTAACAAAGAGATTGATAGAAGAGCAGACCAACTTGTAGAAATTCTTGGTGGTGTTGTATCTGGCATGGTAAATGGTGCTATGGAGAAGTTGATACCAATCCTGAGTAAAGGATTAGATATGCTTTTTAACTCCGTGTTTGCTAAAAAATTAGCAGCAACTGGCAATTTTCTTATTGCATATGAAGCAGGTACTGCAGCACAACTGCTA